GTGCCATGATTTCTTGACGAGCCTTTTGAACTGCTCTGTCAATAACGTTGAATCTACGACGCTTTACCTCGGCAATACGTACAGTTGGGTTAGCGAAGATTTCAAACTCAGGAACAACTACACGGTCACCGAATACACGAGACTCTGGACCAGTTCCGTTGCTAGAAATAACAACAGCTGCAACATCGATATCTCTATCGTAAGTTGGCATTGCTCCTTGTGGTAGAGGATCTACAACAAGAGCTCTACGGGCAATTCCGTGGTAATCCAAGTTACGACGGATTGGGTTTGCCATAGCTTGAGCTAAGGCAATCTTGCCATCTTGAGTCATAATAGCGCGAGAAATAAGTTCATCACGCTTGTCATCACTCAAAGCTGGTTGTCCAGCTAGACCCATATTAGATGGGGTGTTCTCTTCAAGAACGGCCGCATACTTAACTAGAGTCTGTAATGCATCCTTAAGGGATGAGGCGTTCATTTGGCCTTGGTTGTTAAACATATTCATAATGTCTCCTAATAGAATTATTTGCCAGTCTTACCAGCTTGAAAAACTTACACTTAAAGGGTGAGTGGTGCCCGTTAGGACTTTGGAAAAATTTCCTCCCAGCCACTCGGCTAGGATTTTTAACTTAATTAACCAGCAGTAACTGGTGGTCCGAAGAAGAAGGTTGCAAAAGCAAACTGACGAGAAGGAGTGCTTGTGGTTCCAGATGGGCTGTTAAGAGCAGCAACCAAGTAGTTTGGAGTATTAACAAGAGAAGCATTGGTCTCAAAGTCAACGAAACGACCTACTACAGTCTTAGCTCCACCGGTTCCAGCAGGAGCGGCAGCAGCGTTTGGAGTCAAAAGTCCAGCAGTGGTGTAGTATAGAGCTGCACCAGTGTCTAGAGTTGCGTTAGTTGGTTGCAAACCAGTAGCAGCGGCTGTATCACATGCATCAAGAGATACTGCATACAATCCTGGCTTATCCCAGCAAGTTACCTTGCCACTGCCAGTAGCAGTGTGAGGGCCAAGAACAGCGCCACCAGTAACAACTTGTCCTACGGTTCCACCAACAACAGATCCAAACAAGGTTCCGTATCCAGAAATACCGTCATCAGCAAGCATTAATGGACGAGAATAACCGTCTAGAGTCTTGGTTACAACTGGTCTCTTGTGAACAGCAGCAGGAACTACATATCCGTCAAAAGAGTCAGAAGCAGCCTTATCGCCTGGGACAGCAGTGGACTTAAGGGTTACAACTTCTCCACCTTTTAAAGTTAATACCTCAGTATCAAGACCATCGAATTGACCGATTGGCTGAGTACCTGGTTGTAATAGTTTTAAAGCCATTTTATTTTCCTAATAATTATTGCTAACATATTAGCAATGTAAACTTACATCTTAACTTACAAAATCTACCAAGGATATTTTTTTATTACCAGAAGGCCATAAAAAAATTCACTTATTGATAGAAAAATATTATTTTATGCCCAAGTCTTTAAAGATTTTTATCAAAATCTTTCATTAACTGATCAATTCCTAATTTTGTCTCTAAATTAGATTTAAAATTAGCAGTTACATGATCATTGGCAGATGCCGCAGGAGCGGCTTCATTTTCTGGAGGAGAAAACATCTTTTTCATTCTTTCTAAGAAATTCATTACAGAAGATTGTGGTTTATTTTCTTGTGTTGAAGAAGAGCCCGGCCTAGATGATGTGGAGCTTTGTTGTAAATAACTAGAACCCGGAGCATTAGATTGGGCAGATTGAATTTGAGACATAGCATTTTGAGTTAAAGAAATACTTCCGCCTATAGCGTTATCAATATCTTTAATATCTTTAACGTAAGCTTGTAGAGCGTGTTTTACGTCATCAAAATCGTCAGCAACCAATCCCCAACCTCCATGAAGAATTTGGGTAGAATCAATTAATTTAGTTAAAAATCCTTTATTGGTAATTTGACGTTGCTTATACATCTCATTATCGAAATTCTTTAATGTTTGTTCAATTTTAGGCCAAATATCTAAAGTCGCCTGTCTAAAAGCTAAAATAGCTTTGTTAGCTTCTTTACTAGCCTCTTGAACGGCAGGATCTTTGGCTTCTTCCATTAATTGTTTAGTTGTTCTAAGAGATTGAAGCTTATCTAAAAATGGCTCAATAGATGCTTCTATATTTAAGTAATTATTTAAATCATTTTTAAATTCTTGCATCTCTTGTTTAAATTCTGGACGAAAATCATAACCAACTAAAAACTGACTATTGCCCGTAAGTAAATCATCTATTTCAGCAATTAATTTTTGATGATCTTGTCTAAAACCATCTCTGATAAAGGCTAAATGATTTTTAGCATAAATACCGCCCAAAAGTGCAGCGACACTGACAACGATTGCAGTAGTAATAGGCTCAAAAGCTTCTTTAACTAATTTTTTCTTATCACTCAATTGAACTAAACAGGTATCAGCTAAAGAATACAATTCAGTTTTGTTTTGATTGTCTAAATCATTAGCGACTCTAACTAAAGAAAGCAATAATTCTTTCTCAGCATACTTTTTATGATTAACAATAGCATCATTAGACTTATTAACAATATTGATCATAATATTTTGTCTTTCAATATTGTTTTCTACTAACCCATTAACTTTATCATAGGCGGGGGCAACTACTACGGGCTTTGGATGAGCAATTTCCATAATATTTTTCTTATACTCCATATCTTTTGGAGTATTTGGCTTAGTATTATATAATTTTGCGATATCATCAGCGCTTAAAGAGTCGGCTCTTAGATTTTTTTCCAATTCTTTCTTGGATTTTTCGGAATCTGAAGACACCATTCCCTTTTCTTCTGCAATTTTAATAAAATTATCAAAAATTTCGCTTTTTCTCATCATTTGCCACCCAATAATTATATTTATATGCTCAGCTATGCATTATCTTGACGTTTTTTCGGTCGTATCTGGGGTTTTTTCGGCCACATCATCTATAAATAGATCCACTATTTCTTTTTTGTTATGAAAATAGTATGGAAGAATAACTACATTGCCGCCAGCGGATGCTTGATTTGAATTAACTATTCTTTCAGCTACTACTTGGAAGCCAGGAGCGGATCTAATAACACTTTCCAGCCCATCTAATCCTTGATAAACTTCTTTTGCAAAAGAAATTAACATTTCTTCAATAGAAGGTCTATCATTTCTAATGCTCTCTGCCCAAAATGTTCCAGGAGCATTTCTAGTCACACTTTTATAGCTTGGTTGAACTTTAAATTTTGTTTGAGTGGAAACTGGCGCCGCTGTTTGACCAGAAGATTGATCGGAAGATAATCCAGAGGGGCCTCCTGCGGGATTAGGCCCATCAAAAGCACTGCTCATACCCAAAAATTTTCTAATTAATTGACCACCAACATCTAGACCGGCAGATACTATAATTATTTTCAACACCCAACTTAAAATAGTGGTTAAAATATTTCCAGTTCTTTGTCTGTGTCCAAAAATACTTTCTAAAATACCTGGTTCCCACCTTCTGCGTCCCCAAGCATTTTTAGTTAATTGTTCATATTCTATAATGGCCAATTTAACCATACGAGCATCTCTAATAGATTTAGCTATAGCCTTTTGTTGATCTTGGCTTTGACTTAAAACTTGTTGAGCTTTAGCCGCATCATCCTCAGTAAACTCTCCAGTGTTTTCCGCAACTGATGTTTGCACAGCCTGATCAATTTGCTGTGGAGAAATTTTAGGATTAGAACTTAAAAGAGATTTAATTTTTTCCCAAATAGATTTTAAAATACCACCAACATCAATGTTAAATGCGCTCATTGCCATACCAAATAGGCCGGCAGTAATTCCACCAAAACCTAATGATCTTAACAAAACAGTTATTGCGCCCGGAGCCAGAATATCAATAACACTTCCAACTTTATCATTAGGATTTATTCTATTTAGAACATAGTTTTTAATAGAGGAGGCGGCGCTAGATAACATATCTCCTACTTGAGCCTGTTTTAATAATAGCCCGTTAGAAGACATCATATCTAGAATTAAATTATCTGCATAATAACGATGTAAAGTATTTGCGTAATCCATTATTTCCCACTCATAGCTCTATTTGCGTTATTTCTCCACCCATTAATACGAGTTAAATTCATTGATTTAAACAAATCTTGTTCTTTTAATGCTCTTAAAGCGCCAGACATTTGGGGAGCATTAAAAATATCTGGATACATTGCATATAGCTGCTGTACAATACTGGCAGTTTCACTAACTATTGCTGCTAGAAAATCTACATACGCAATATAAGATCCCAAATCTTTTAATGTGCCAGCAACAGTTTGATAAGTATCTGAATAGGATAATCCAATAGATGGT